GAGCAGGTCCGACAAAAGAAAGAGGGGATGCGATGAACGAGGTGCTAGAGGCGGCGCTGTCCTATGCGCGCCGGGGTTGGCGAGTGTTGCCTGTCGTCGAGGGCGGGAAAGTTCCGGCCACCTTGCACGGCGTCAAAGACGCGACGGACAACGAAGACAAGATTAGAGCGTGGTTCGGCACCGAGCGCGGCAGCAGGCTGAACATTGGCATCGCCTGCGGCAAAGATAGCGGCATCGTCGTGTTCGATATCGACCCGAGAAACGGTGGCGACCATTCGTGGGATTTTTGGGAGCAGTACCACGGGGCGACGCCGGCTGGCCCCATGGCCTACACGGCAGGAGGCGGTGCTCACTACGTCGCCGAGTACGCGCCTGGCGTGCGCTCAACGAAGTTGGCAGACGGCATCGACCTACTGAGCGACGGCCGTTACTTCGTCGCGTACCCAAGTCAGATTGAAGGGCGCCAATACTTCTGGGAGGACAGTTCCAGGCCCATCCCCATCGAGGATGGCGACCACACTGTGGCGCCGTTCACCATCCCCCCGGCCTGGCTTGCGTCGGTCACCGCAAACCGCAAAGAGAACGGCCCAGGCGGTATTGCCCCCGACGGCCTGATTCGTGGCAACAGGAACGCAGGACTCACCGCCCTGGCCGGTGCCATGCGGCGCTACGGGATGAGCGAAGCCGAGATTTTGGCGGCGCTCAACGTGGCAAACGAAGCTCGCTGCGAGGTGCCGCTGCCGGCCTCGGAGGTGCGAAGCATCGCGGCCAGCATCGCCAGGTACGAGCCAGAAGGGGACGTAGCTGCCCATGTGGCGCTCGGTGACGAGGCGGTCGAGGAGCTGCTCGCGGCGTCCCAGGCGGCGCGGCACGACTACTACCTCACGCGGGCCACGGCGTTTCTTCAGCAGCCATCTCCCATCGAGTGGGCAATCCAGGGCTGGATTCCGTTGTCTGGCACCACCATGGTCTACGGGGAGAGCGCAGCCGGCAAAACGTTCCTGACGCTCGACATCGCGTGCAGCGTGGCGTCAGACGGTGTGGACTGGTGCGGACTGCGGACGCGCCACGGCGTGGCGGTCTACCTGGCCGGTGAAGGTAACTTCGGGTTACGTCAGCGCATTGCGGCATGGGCCACCAAGCATGGCGTCACCAACCTTGACCGGATGCTGGTCAGCAACCGTGCGCTCGACCTCGACGACCCTGACGCTGTGGCGCAGGTGCTTCGGGCAGTGTCTGACCTGACCAATGAGCAGGTGACGCTGTGCGTTATCGACACCGTGAACAACCACATGGCAGGCGACGAAAACTCGGCCAGAGACGTGCGGGCGTTGTTCGGCGCGGTGAACACGGTGGCGGCGGCCTTGTCCTGCCCTGTCATCCTGAACCACCACGTTGGCAACAGCCAAGAGGCGCGCACACGAGCTCGTGGCTCATCAGCGTTCAAGGCTTCCTTGGATAGCTCTATCCTGGTGACCAACAAGCGCGGAGCTATCACCGTCTCGTGCGCGAAGATGAAAGACGGGCCAGCCCCTGAGCCTCTGTACGGGCGCATTGAGAGCGTTGAACTGCCTTGGCGTGACGATGACGGGGTGGCCATTACCGGGGCCGTCTGGAGCCAGACTGCGGAGCCGGAGGAGACACCGGACGAAGAAGCGCAGGAGCGCAGAGAGCAAGCACGAGAAGAGCGACGGGACCGCAGAAGCAATGACAGGCTAGAAAAGTGGCGGTCATTCTTCGAACGAGCCTGGTTTAACTCTGGGTGTCCGCTCGACGCGGAACGAGCCCCCTATGTGACCAAGGTAGCCCTGCGAGACTGGCTCACGGCCAATCAGCGCAACATGAAAGCCAGCACCATCGAGCAGCACCTTAAGGCGTCAGCCAAAGAAGGGACCATGATTAGAGACTTGCTGGACTCTTCGTATATCGAATATGACACAAACGGCTGGTCTGTTTGTGATCCTATCCACGCATCTGCCTTGATTGCAGCTATGGATGAGAGGTGACAACATGGCCTTGAGTATGTTTTATTATGGTTTGGTACCCAGGTACCCAGTCAGTCTTTAGTAGTTTTTTTATTTTACGGGCAGTGCGAGTGGTACCCGTACCCAGTGGTACCCCCCCTCCTTTAGGAGGGGGTACCAACAGGGTACGGACCCGCAGCGGAGCGGAGGGGTTACTCGCACTGACCGTTGTGGCTGGTGAGTTTATTAGGAGGATGGCGTGAGACGCACTGTGGTCGATTCTGAGGCACGAACGGGTGGCGAGGCTGGGGTGGCCAAGGGTAATGGGTGGGGAGGCAGGAGACACGGTTTTAGGAGGTCTGGGAAGAGTGAGACGGTTACGGTGTATTTGAGCCCGATTGAGGAGCGGTTACTGGCTGAGTTGATGGTTCGGGTACCGAAAAGATACGGGCCAGGTGATTCGACGCAGCGCGTTAAAGGGGGATGGGCAAAGGGGGCTATCTTCCGGCTGGCGTTGCGCGAGCTGGCTCGGGACGAAGGGCTAGCTGTGCCGTCCGAGGATGAGCTGCGGGTGGCTCGTTTAGCGGAAGAGGGGTAGATGATGAGAGCTGGCGCCGGCGGCGGTAGACGACAAAAAAACACCCAGCAGGATTGCTGGGTGCTGTCGTTTCCGGGTTGCACATTGGCCGGGGGGACCGAAAACGACGTTGGGGTGATACCCTATGGCATATCGAAAGCGGTTTGGCCAGCTCGACGAAGAGACGTTTCGGCCAGGGTGCTGGAGGAGCGAGATGGCCCGCGAGAGGACGAGGCCTGCGAAATGCCCTGGGAAAAAATGGGTTTGGAAAATTGAGAGGCCAATTTTTGCCGGGCGATTTTCAAAAAAGGGCTAGAAAATTTAGGGGGGAGGGGGGGGATAAGAAGTGGGTCGTTTTTATAGAAGTAACCCGGAGTTAGTAACCCTGGGATACAACGCTGGCGCGGGGCTTGCCTACTTGGGCAGATCAGCCCTTTGGGCAATCCATCGGCATGGCGCGGCCTAGACGCCGCATGAATATGCGCGACAATGGAGAAGGATGAGGCTAGGCGCGGGTTTGCGCTTGTGCGCGATGCCGATATGAGCGGGCTCAGGGTGGCGCGCTATGCTCTATATATATGCGCTGCAGGGTGCTCCTTTCGGTGGTTGGGGATAGTTTCCGGCGGTCGGCTGAAAAGTTTTTCTCGTTTTAGATTAAGGGGTTAGGTGCCGTTACGGGCACGGCGCAGAAGTAACCTTGACGGGCACGCCGTCAAGGCCTTATTGTGAATCACCCCGCCCGGCATGGCGCCGACAGGGAAAAGGAGAAACACAGATGACCGGTCTCGTTCTTCGTTCTTCGCTGCAGCTTGACCCCGGCTCGTACCGCCAAGACTTCCCCTCGTGGGAGCCTTGCCTTGATGACCTTTTCACGTCCGACGGTCGCCGCATTGATACCCACCGCACTGTTCGGCGTTCGGACACGGGCAGGGTCCTCGGCGTGGTTGGTTCGTCTTATGTCGTGCGCAGCAACGCGCAACTCGCGGCTGACCTCGACGCCTTGGCCGCTCCTTTCGGCGGACGTTTGTCGCTCGGCGCGGCAAAAATTATCGAAAAAGGGGCGAAAGTAACGGCGCTTGTGCGCCTGCCCGAGGATTTCGATTCTTTACTCTCTGTACGCGGGGACCGGCGCGGGGCTTCGCTCATGCTGCGCGACGCACGCGACGGTTCTATGCGTGAAGAAGCGTCGACGGCGATTATCCGGTTTGCGTGCAGCAACGGAATGGTGGCCACGTCGGCGAAAAAGCTGGTGGCGTCGGGGCGGCACACGTCTTCAATCGCGTGGCTCACGCCGCAGCTTGAAAAATGGTCTCGCGGCGTGGTCGACGGTCTGCGGGCGACTGGTCGTGTGCTGCACGCCTTGGACGGCTTCCGCCTTACCCACGCCGAGGCCCGCGCATTGGTCGGCGAGATAGTGAACCCTGAAAGTAAGACTGAGGGACAACCGAAAACGAGAGAGGATAAAATTATCGAACTCGTTATGGGCGCTGATGGCCGCTACGTCCCAGCGGGGTCTTATGATTACGTCTCAGGTGTCCAGCTTCTCGAAGCTGTCACCGCATACGACCGGCATTTCGCTGGCACCGGGCGAAGCAAAGACCCGCAGGATATTGCGTTCCGGCGGATTGAAAAGTTGGCCGACGGCGATGGGTACGGAGCCAAGGCGTGGGATGTACTCTCGGCAATGGTTGGGGGTGTAGCGTGAAAATGGCGGAACTTTGTCCCGCCGTGCGTCGTGGGCTTTTGCGTGAGGCCGACCGTCGCGGGGTTTCCGTTTTCGAGCTTCTGGCCGTGTTGGCAGGAGGAGGAGTGCGAAGAGCTTAGGCGGCTCGCAGAGTAGCAGCTAGAAAATGAAGGATGACGTAAGGCCCCGTAAACACGGGGCTTTCGTCGTTTGTGTGGTGCAAAAGCCACGGTGTGGCAAAAAGACCGCAGTTGTTGAAGCTATGCGCGTTGAGTAGCCTGCACTCATGGGGATACCGAGAAGAAGCCAACCGAGAATGCAACTGGCCGAAACACGCAAGCGTGACGCGTTGGAGCTACGTTTGCGCGGTCACAGCTATATGGATATCGGCGAACAGTTGGGAATCACGCTTGAAGGTGCGAGGCAATGCGTGAAAAAAGCGCTTGCGGAGGTGCGCGAGCAAGCTGCCGAAACCGCCATTGAGGTCAGGGAGCAAGAGGCGGCAAGGCTCGACCGGATGCTTCTGCGCCTCGAAACACTGCTAGAGCAGAGCGCGGATGACGTCACGGCCGCGCTTGCTATCCAGGACCGTATGCTCCGTGTGCAGGACCGACGCGCGAAACTACTCGGGCTCGACCTTCAACGCGTGGAGCTAACTGGTGCTGGTGGTGGGCCGATTGAGATAGCGGCAATTCAGCGCGTCATTGTCGACCCGACAACCATCGACACGGGCCCGGTGCTCGACGCTGAGGTCGTTACGCCGGACACGAAAGCACTAGAAGCACACAATGCACAATGGGAGACGCTCGACGTGCAAGCCCCAGGAAAAACGAGTGTGGAAAAGTAGGATAGGGGGGGTACCCCGCGATCGGGGGTCGGTCGTCGTCGTCTTCGTTAACACCCCTACCACACACTCTTCACTATAACTTGACTGTACCATGTCCAAAGTAACACTAGCCATCAAGACGCCGCGCTGGGCCGTGCCACTCCTTACGCCTGCTCGGTACAAGGGAGCGCATGGTGGCCGTGGCAGTGGCAAGAGCCACTTCTTTGCCGAGATGCTGGTTGAGGCGCATGTCATGGACCCGCACAGGTCTACGGTGTGTGTGCGTGAGGTCCAGAAGTCGCTGGGTCAGTCGGTGAAGCGGCTCATCGAGTCGAAGATACAGTCGCTTGGCGTGTCGAGTCTCTTCGACGTGCAAGAGGCGGCTATCAAGACGAAGGGTGGCACGGGCCGCATCATCTTTCAGGGTATGCAGAACCACACGGCTGACTCCATCAAGTCGCTGGAGGGCTATGATTGCGCCTGGGTCGAGGAGGCGCACAGTCTTAGCCAGAAGTCGCTGGACCTACTGCGACCCACCATTCGTAAGCCGAAGTCGGAGATTTGGTTTACCTGGAACCCGAGCACACCGGATGACCCGGTGGATAAGTTCTTACGCAGCTCGGCGGCGCCCACCGACGCCAAGGTTACCGAGGTCAACTTCAACGATAACCCTTGGTTCCCCGACGTGCTCAAGAAGGAGATGGAGTTCGACAGGAACCGCGACCCCGACAAGTACGCGCATGTGTGGCTCGGTGGGTACCAGAAGCACACCGAGCGCAGAGTGTTTCGTAACTGGCGCATTGAAGAGTTTGACGCGCCGGATGACGCGGTGCATCGTTTCGGTGCGGACTGGGGGTTCGCGGTGGACCCCTCGGTTCTGATTCGGTGTCATATCGTCGGGCGGACGCTGTTCGTCGACTACGAGGCCTACCGTGTTGGATGTGAGGTTGTTGATACACCAGCCCTATTTCTCACAGTCCCCGAGTCTGAGCGGTGGCCCATCATTGCGGACGGGTCGAGGCCGGAGACGATTAGCCACATGCGGAAGAATGGCTTTCCGAAGATTATGGCGGCTGTCAAAGGTCCTCGGTCAGTGGAAGAGGGCATCGAATTTCTGAAGTCCTACGACATCGTGGTTCACCCGCGCTGCGTCCACACCATCGACGAGCTGTCCATGTACAGCTACAAGGCCGACCCGCTGACCGGCACCATCCTCCCGATCTTGGAGGACAAGAAAAACCATGTGATTGACGCTCTGAGGTATGCTTGCGAAAACGTCCGCAGGATCGGAGCGGCGAAAGCTGGCGCGGGCGCCAAGATCATCCCTCTTCCGACCGTCTCAAGGTGGTAAAGAATGCCTCGTCTTAGCACTGAGCAGCGCCTAGCCAACATTCACGCGCAGGCGATGGCGCAGTTCGACGATGTTCAGTCTGCCTTACGCGATGAGAGGTTGCAGTGCTTGCAGGACCGGCGGTTCTACTCCATCGCTGGCGCGCAGTGGGAAGGGCCACTGCAAGACGTCTACGAGAACAAGCCGAAGTTCGAGGTAAACAAGGTCCACCTGAGCGTTATTCGCATCATCAACGAGTACCGGAACAACCGCATTACGGTTGACTTCGTATCGAAGGATGGCTCGAAGGATGACAAGCTGGCCGACGTTTGCGACGGGCTCTACCGCGCCGACGAGCAGGACAGCGGCGCGCAGGAGGCCTACGACAACGCTTTCGAGGAGGCCGTTGGCGGTGGCTTTGGCGCCTGGCGTCTTCGCTCGGTGTACGAGGACGAAGAGGACAACGAGAACGAGCGCCAGCGCATTCGCATCGAGCCCATCTACGATGCTGACTCCAGCGTGTTCTTCGACCTCGGCGCCAAGCGCCAGGACAAGTCCGACGCCAAGTATTGCTTTGTTCTCTACTCGGTTCCGCGCAAGCAGTACGAAGAAGAGTGGGGCGATGACCCCGCGTCCTGGCCAAAGGAGATTCACCAGTACGAGTTCGACTGGCTGACTCCCGACGTCGTGTACATTGCCGAGTACTACAAGATCGAGGAGACGAAGCAGGCTGTCCACGTCTTCGCGTACCCTGACGGCACCGAGGAGCGGTTCACCGACGACGAGCTTGACGAGGATGACGGCAAGCAGCGCAAGTTGCTCGATGCTATGGCGGCGAAGCTGGCTCGTACCAAGAGGGTCAAGCGCCAGCGGTGCCGCAAGTACATCATGTCTGGCGGCGGCGTGCTCGAAGACGCTGGCTACATTGCGGGCAAGAACATCCCCATCGTTCCCGTCTACGGCAAGCGGTGGTTCGTGGATAACATCGAGCGGTGCATGGGCCACGTCCGTCTGGCTAAGGACGCGCAGCGCCTGAAAAACATGCAGCTCAGTAAGCTGGGCGAAGTCTCGGCGCTGTCCAGCATCGAGAAGCCCATCCTGCTCCCCGAGCAGGTCGCCGGCCATCAGATGATGTGGGCCGAGGACAACATCCGCAACTATCCGTACTTGCTGGTGAATCCGATCACAGCTCCGGATGGCTCCACGCAGGCCGCAGGTCCGGTTGCGTATACGAAGAGCCCCAACATCCCGCCGGCCATGGCGGCGCTGCTCCAGATCACCGAAACGGATATGCAGGACATCCTCGGCGGCCAGAAGGGTGCCGACAAGCTGGTGTCGAACATCTCTGGCAAGGCCGTTGAGATGATTCAGCAGCGGCTCGACATGCAGACCTTCATCTACATGTCGAACTTCTCGAAGGGTATGCGCCGCTGCGGCGAGATTTGGCTATCGATGGCCAAGGACATCTACGTCGAAGAAAAGCGTAAGATGAAGTCCATCACCGAGACTGGCGCGCCGATGCCTGTCGAACTCATGCGGCCCAACATCGGCGACTCTGGCGAGGTCGTTATCGAGAACGACCTTTCCCGTGCCGCGTTTGACGTGGCTGTTTCGGTTGGCCCGTCTTCCGAGTCGAGGCGCGCCGCTACGGTACGCGCTCTGACCGCGATGATGGCGATTACGCAAGACCCAGAGATCGCGCAGGTTCTTGCCAATATGGCACTTATGAACATGGAGGGCGAAGGCGTCGACGACGCCCGCTCGTTCTTCCGAGGTCGCCTGCTTCGTGCCGGCGTGGTCAAGCCCACCGAGGAAGAGGCCGCGATGCTGGCGCAGGAACGCCAAGCGATGGCGCAGCAGGAGAACGCGCAGGAGACGTTCCTCAAGGCCGCAAGCGAAGAAGCTACAGCGAAAGCGGCCAAAGCCCGCGCAGATACTATCCTCACCGTCGCCAAGGCTGAGGAAACCCGCGCCAAAGCGGAAGAGACGCGGGCAAAGACTGTCACCGAGATCGCCAAGCTACGGCCTGGTGTCTCAGAGTAGTGACGCAGTTGCCCGCATGGTGTGGGCACTGTATTGGTAACCACGGGTACCGTCCGCCCTAAAGGATGAGTAAGGGTCTAGCAGTGCAGGCAGAAACGGCAGTAGCAGAGGGAGAACCGCAGACCGAGCCAGAGATCGCAGAAGAGCCTCAAGAGGATGCAGGCGAGACGGAAGCCGCCGAATCCAGCGACCAGGCCGAGATGGCCGAGGGCGAGCAGGCTAGCGACGATGACGAGGTGGTTGTCTCTATCGGGGAGGAAGCGCCGCCTCCGAAGGAAGAACCAGCACCCGCCTGGGTGAAGGAGCTACGCAAGAGCCATCGAGAACTACAGCGACGGAACCGTGAGCTTGAGTCCCGGCTTTCCGCACAGCAGCAACCAGCGGGCCCGCAGGTTCCCGTTGTCGGCAAAAAGCCAACGCTCGAAGACCACGACTACGACCCTGAGCAGTTCGAGAAAGCCCTTGCCGATTGGTTCGAGCGAAAGCGGAAGGCCGACGAGGTCGAAGCGCACGCAAGGGCCGCTCAAGAAGCGCAGGCGAAGGAGTGGAAAGGCCGGCTGGAAAACTACGCAAAGGCCAAGGCGAGTTTGCGCGTCTCTGACTTCGAAGAAGCCGAGGCGTTCGTCACCGAAACCTTCAGCGTTACCCAGCAAGGCGTCCTCGTCCAAGGCTCGGAGAACCCTGAACTGGTTGTGTATGCACTGGGCAAGAATCCGGCGAAAGCCAAGGAACTTGCCTCCATCAAAGACCCCATCAAGTTTGCCTTTGCGGCAGCGAAACTGGAGGCACAGCTAAAAGTGACAAGCCGAAAGCCAGCGGCCGCGCCCGAGAAGTCAGTTTCTGGCACAGGACGGGTGTCCGGTGCCGTAGATTCCACCCTAGAAAAACTGCGTGCTGAGGCAGAGCGGACTGGGAATTACTCCAAAGTCATTGCCTACAAGCGCACCAAGAAAGCCTCAGGTTGAGGTAAAGGAAGAAAGTCATGGCGAATAGCTTTAGCAAGGAAGAGCGCGTTGCGTTTGAGGACATCCTCGAAGGCTTCAACGATGCGCTCGTGCTCTCTCGTAACGTCTCCGTCTACAAGACCGACTCCTCGATGATGGAGCGGGCCAACAACATCATCTGGCGCCCGCAGCCCTACGTTGCGCAGTCGTTCAGCGGCCTCGACCAGACCGCGAACTTCGGCGACTACACCCAGCTCGCGGTTCCCTCGACGCTCGGCTTCTCCAAGTCGGTGCCGTGGGTGCTCGACGCGCTGGAACTCCGCGATGCTCTGCAAGAGGGCCGTCTTGGTTCCGCTGCCAAGCAGAAGCTGGCCAGCGACATCAACGTTGCCATCATGAACTCGGCCGCGAGCCTCTCCTCGCTCGTTGTCACTGTGTCCGCTGCCGCTGGCGACTACGACGACGTGGCCCTCTGCGACACCATCATGAACGAGCAGGGCGTTCAGCAGTTCGACCGCTACCTCGCGCTTTGCAGCCGCGACTACAACGCGATGGCCGGCAACCTCGCCGCCTCGACCCGTTCGTTCGGCAACAAGGTTTCCGACGAGGCCTACCGCCGTGGGTACGTCGGCAACGTGGCCGGCTTCGAGACCTACAAGTTCGACTACGCGAACCGCATCCGTGGCGCCACCGGCACTACCACCATCGACACCCAGGCTGGTGCGAACAACTACTGGGTACCCCAGGCCACCTCGACCGCTGGTACGGGCGAAGTCAGCAACGTTGATAACCGCTTCCAGACCATCACGGTCACCGCGACTGCCAACTTCCTCGCTGGCGATGCCATCACCATCAGCGGCGTGAACGCTTGCCACCACATCACCAAGGGTGACACGGGCGTCCTCAAGACCTTCCGCGTCGTCAGCGTCGACAGCGGCACGACCATGACCATCACGCCCCCCATCATCTCGAACCAGGGTTCGAGCGATGCCGAGGCGCAGTACCAGAACGTGATCGTGACCCCGAACGCGGCCGCGACCGTCAGCCACCTCAACATCGCCGCTGCCGGCGCCCCCATCAACGTGTTCTGGCAGAAGGACGCGCTTGAGATTCTCCCCGGCCGCTACGCTGTGCCGTCCGACTCGGGCGCCGCCGTCATGCGTGGCAGCACCGACCAGGGCATCGAGCTGGTCATGCAGAAGCAGTACGACATCAACACCATGAAGACCAAGTACCGCTTGGATACCCTCTTCGGTGTTGTGAACAAGCAGCCCGAGATGAGCGGCATCCTGCTCTTCGGCCAAACCTGATAGGAACTAGCCAATGCCTCTGAAGAAGGGTTACTCGAAGAAGTCTGTCTCTGAGAACATCAAGGCAGAGATGAAGTCAGGTAAGCCTCAGAAGCAGGCCATTGCGATCGCGCTCGACGTGGCTCGCAAGGCTCAGAAAGAGGCTGGCAAAAAGCCGATGCCGAAGGCAAAGGCGAAGCCCAAGAAGAAGCCCTCGAAGAAGGGCTAACCCGAAGGAGGGGGCACGTTCGATTACCTAGCGTGCCCCCTTCTTTGCTATGGTGGCGATATGGAATTCCCGCGCTTTGTTTATCGTTCCCCCGGCGGCATCCGCACGGCTGGCAATGCCTGCTACAAGTACGTGGTCGTGTTCTCGAAAACCGAGATGGACCAGAAGCTGACCGAAGGCTGGTTCGCGACTGAGGTAGAAGCTATCGACGCCGCTGGCGACGACGCCTACCTTCACGGCCTGAACCTTCGCCAGAAGCGCCGCATGGCCATGGTTCTCTCCAAAAAGCCAAAGAAGGCGGCGCCTCCTCCCAAGGTCGAGGTCGCGCCTGTTCCCGAGCCAGAGGTTCCGAGCGACGACGCCCCTCCGACCCGCGAGGAGCTCGAAGCCAAGGCTCTTGAGCTTGGCGTGCCGTTCGACGGTCGCACGTCCGACGCTCGTCTGCGCAAGCGCATCGAAAACGCACTTAGCGAGGCCTAACCATGGGTTACAGCAAGCGACAGTTCATCGAGGCAGCCCTGGAGGAGATCGGGCTTGCTTCCTATGTCTTCGACTTGCAGCCCCAGCAAGTAGAGTCGGCCTTGCGCCGGCTCGACACCATGATGGCCGAGTGGAACGCCAAAGGCATCCGCCTGGCCTACCCGCTGCCGTCGAGCCCTCAGTTCAGCGACGTTGACGCCGAGTCTGAGGTGCCCGACAGCGCCAACGACGCCATCATCACTAACCTGGCGCTCCGGTTGGCCCCTTCCTACGGCAAGCAGGTCATGCCTGGCACGCTCACTGCGGCCAAGACCGGCTACAACACGCTGCTCTCGCGAGCCACGGCGCCGCTGGAGCAGCAACTGCCAGGCACCATGCCCGCAGGCGCCGGCAACAAGCCTTGGCGCATCTACGACGAGCCATTCCTTCGTCGTCCAGTCGATCCCGTTACTGTTGGCCCCGATGGGCCGCTTGAGTTCAACTAGGAGCTACCATGCCGCAGATTTACCAACTGTCCTCCCTCGCGCAGGTTTCGAGTGGGGACCAGATTCCGGTGTATGCACCGAACAACGGTGACGCTCGCCGCATGTCGGTGAGCCAGCTCCTTCAGTTCTTCCAGCAGAACTTCGCCGCTCCTGACATGGCGGTGAACTTCTACACGCCGACGACTGGCTTCAGCCTTGCGGCCCCGAGCCCTGCGGCCGAACAGCAGTGGATGCTGCTTCAGCCTGCCGGCACCCTGGCGTCTGGCTCCATCACGCTGCCGCTCAACACGCAGACCCTCGACGGCGCCGAGCTTCTCATCTCCTCGACACAAGAGATTACGTCGTTCTCACTGAGCCTGAACGGCGCCGCAGCAGCCATCGGTGTTCCTGCCATTCTAACGGCAGGTAGCGCCATTCGCCTGCGGTACTACAACGCGACGAACACTTGGTACTCCATCGCCGAGGTTCTCAGTTCCCCTCGCACCGGCACTGGCTCGCTCGTGTTCTC